AAAGCACAGGCGGTGCAACCTTGTTTGCACCGCCTGTGCTTTTGGCTTTCTCAATTTCGGCACTTTCCTTTTCGATGGCTTTTTTGATTGCCGCAATATCGTTTCCAATGGCTTCAACGGTTCTATGCTCTATTATCCCTCGACTAACCTCGTCAATTCGTGCAGGTATCAAGTCAAGTTCCTTTTTGATTTTCGCCCTTGTTTTTGCAAGCTCTTTAGCTCTGTCGGCAACGCTTTTGCCGCTGTTGATGATGGCAACAATCTCATTTCTGCCGCTCTCTGTGGCAAGCGTTAAATCATCGTTTAGACCTGCCATTGTCATTAAGATTTGCCTTTGTTCCTGTGTTTTAAGGCTTACAAACGCCGTCGGGCTTGTGATGAGCTTAAATAAGCTCTCATCTATCCAACCACTTATACGGCTGTTATACTCTGATATTTTCAGCGGAACATTGTCAATCTCGCAAATTGTTTCACGCTGTTTAAGTTTTTCCTCGGTCTTGCCTTTTTCTGTCTGCCACTTTTCACGATATGTGCGTGTAAGTTTCTTTTCAATCCCATCGACTAACATAACCGCCGTAACGCTGTGGTCTATGCGATGTATCACGCTGCCGTCGCTGTCAAGTGTTTCAATGTCAAAATCCTTTTTACCTTGACTATCCTTGCCAAAAAGTAACCAAGTAAACGCATCAAAAATGCTTGTCTTGCCTGTGGCGTTTGCCCCTCTGATTTCTGTTAAAACATCGTTAAAATCAACAGTCAAGCTCTTTATTCCTTTAAAGTTTAACAATGTCAAACTTTTCAAAATTATTTTCATTGACCTTTCAACCTCCTTATGTTATAATAAAATCAACCTAAATTTTATTTTTTGGTTTCAATCTGCCTTTAGCCTTGCATTTGGTCGTGCAAGGCTATTTTTATTCGCCGTTTTCTTCTTCCTCCTCTCTCTTGACAGCGAAAACTAAAACATCATAACCCATTTTGTCAAAACAATCTACGACTTTGTTTAAAGCCATATAACCGCCGCTTTCAAACTGAAATATTGATGCAGGACTTACACCGTAAATGTCTTTTGCAAGTGCCGTTGTCGTCAGCTCGTTTTTGTTTCTGATGTGGTGAAAGAGCTTGCCCAAACTTCTAAGCTCGCAAACACTGTGAACATAGCGGTATTGCTTTTCCTCACTGTTATCCATCAGCCTACCTCCTTGAAACACTCGGTGTAATAGCTTTCCACTTCGAATATGTGTTGCTTGCTTACCTTTGCATCGTCGGACCTTTCCTCGTAGTCCTTGACTTCTGCCGCCTTGATTGCGTAAGCGGCTACAAAAGACAAAATACTTAATGTCATAAGTACGGCATATCCAAAAATGCCGAACAACAAACAATCAAACAGCACGCCAACAAGCAACACCAAGATTGATGATATAACACCCAACACACCGCAAAAACACATCGTGAACCCGTCGCCCGGATCGTATTTATATTTACTCAACTTTATCACCTCACAAAAATATCAAATACACAATGTTAAATATAATAACTATCACATTCAGGCCCAAGTAAAACCATTCTTTTTCCTTTGAAAAATCAAAGGCAAGCAAAATCGAAACAACGATTATGCAGGCTCTGAAATATGTTTCCATCACTCGTCGCACCTTTCTTTTTTTATCCAGTGCAACATACTGTCATAGTTGCAATCACTAAAAACTTTGTCAATGCCCTCGCTAAAACTGCAACCCTCGCAACTCTTTCTGTAGTGACAGAGTGTTGCGTAATAAAACACCGCCGCCAGTTCCGCATCAGTCATTTCCCTTAACATTTGTCCGTTTGTCATCGCCTTTTTTCCTCCCTTTTTCGCTCAAACACCTACACACAATCACCGTACCCACAACAACTATATCTATTACTACAAGTACGGCTATAACCTTTACTGCAACAATAAACACAATCATTGTTAAAACCTCACATTCTTTATTTTTGGACATAAGTTCAAAGCCCCGATGAAAAATTCTCTCGGCAATCTTTCATACTGCCCTTTGCAATCGCAATCGTTTTGCCTTTTACACTTTGTGCAATCACACAACCGCTTTGCGTATTCACGATTTGACATATATGTATCCCCCTTACAATGCACAACGCTCCTCGAAATATTTCCGGCTCACTCTGCCCGGTACGGTAATTTTGCCGTTGTCGGCAAGCTCTTTGTTAAGCTCTCTTATTTTCCTGTAAGCATACCCTTTTGAACAATCAAGCATTTCTGCAAGCTCGTCCGCAAAAATATACATATTATTTTTGGTTTTCATTTCTGCCGCCCTCCTTATAAGTTCTTTTTAACCCACAATTTGAGGTTTTTTGTTATCAATTCCAACTCGCTTAAGTTTTTAAGTACCAATTCAAGCGTTGGTTTTTCGTCGTCTGTTATGATGCCGTCCTCTGTAATGTCTAAAAGCATTTCCTTTGTTTCGCCAATTTTGCGAAATGCTGAAAGAGCTTTTATTGATATTCGGTCAAGTGCTACAACCGTAATTTGTGGCATATCACAACCGAGCGGACACTCGTGTGTGCAATAGTAGTTTTCAAGCTCCGGTGCGTTGTAAAGACTTGACATCTTAACCACCATATCAGGTGGTATGACCTTTGTAAGTCCAAGCTCGTAATCGGAAAGTGTTGAAACCGATATGCCTAACAGCTCCGCCGCACCCTCTTTAGAATACAGTTTTTCGTTATATTTTGCCGCTTCTAACCTCGCCTTACAAAACACATTATCGGCGGCTTTCGTTGGTCGTCTTCCCATTTATTTCTCACCTCCTGTGCGGTATAATCAGATTAGAACAAATCCTCCAGAGTACACTCAAAAACTTCCGCAATCTGCTTACCAAGTTGCATCGTGACAGCCCTTGTACCTCTTTCAATGTGAGCTACCATAGGTTGTGTAATACCGACTTTAGTGGCAAACTCGTCTTGAGTCATACCCTTTGCTATACGCATCTTTTTGATGTTTTCGCCGATGTTCATTATATAACCTCCTTTCCAAATTAACTGTTGATTTATCACAAAAACTGTGGTAAAATGTAACTAAATATAACTAAGTTATAACCCTTTACTTGACCAAAACACACAGCGATGCAGACAATGCACTGACTGTATTAAATTGGTATAATCAAACAAACTTACTATCCTGCTCATTCCATTTCCAGTAGCTTGAACAGGATGTTCAACATAAGGTTGTAGCCTGTATGTTGATTGCTTATTTATTACTTAGTTATATTATATCTTACTTTTGTGAGATTTTCAAGTATTATATCTTACTTTTGTGAGATTTTATGTTTTGCACAAATTTCAAATCTCATTTTTGTGAGATTTGTATATTAAGGTGGTGTAGTTATGTTTTGGGAACGCTTTTATAGCTTGTGTGAAAAATCAAATATCAAGCCAAACCCATTGGCAGAGAGTTTAAAAATTTCTTCGGGTGCTTTGACCAAATGGAAAAACGGTAGCATACCGAATGGCGAAACCTTAATAAAAATTGCAAATTTTTTTGATTGTTCCGTTGACTACCTACTCGGCAGAACCGACGATCCGGATTCGCACAAAGAAAAATATGTATTTGAGGTTGCCGCAAGAGGAAACAGCCATCAGCAAGCACAAACAAATGATAAAAACGAAATTGAAAAAGATTTTAACAAGCCTATGGATTTCAACGATTAATTTTCCATATTATACATAAATTACATAAATAATTTAATCGTTTCCGACTTAACATAAGTGTTGGAGGCGATTAGATGCACATCAACTACACCGACTACAAAATTGCAAGAGATATGAGCTGGCAAGTCTTGATTGCCGTAAAAGCCGATTGTTTGCCGATTAGGCTATCTGTGATAGCTAAATTTTACGGCATACAAATATTAAGCTATGCACACACAAACATCGTTGCACCGTCCGATGATGGTTTTAGTCTAAAAAAAGACGGCAGGTGTATTATATACTACAATGAGAAAAAGCCGTTGCACCGTCAAAGGTTTACAATAGCTCACGAACTCGGTCATTGTCTGCTTGGGCATCTAAAAGATATAGACCAAACATTTTGCCGCAACACCGAAAGCGATGTTTCCGATCCGATGGAACAGCAAGCAAATGTTTTTGCCCGTGATGTTCTTATGCCTGCAATCGTTTTGCACTCTTTAGGCGTAAACTCTGCCGGGGAAATAGCAAAACTCTGTAATGTATCTATGCAGTCGGCAGAAATTCGGTGGAAACGGTTGCAAGAGCTTAACACAAGAAACAAATTTAATTTGTGCTATCTTGAAAAACAAGTGTGTAATAACTTTAAAGAATACATCAAACAAGGGGGTTCTTAAGTTGAACGAAAAGTCAGAGTTGAGGCAAGAAATAGAAAAGGCACAAAGAGCCGCAAGGCAACAAGAAAAGATAGATAAAATAAATGCTCGTACAGAGGCAATAAAAGCAAATACACAAGAATGGTATTCAGATGAAAAACTTGTAAAAATCGGAAAGCGATTGTTTTTAGCTTTAGGAATATTCCTTGTTGTTGCAGGCTTAATTTTAACAATAATGTTTCCCCCTGCTGTTGTTTTCTTGATTTTGGGATGTGTATGCTTATTTTACTTTTATCCTAAGTTTAAAAAAGCAAGTGAAAAATTGAACGATAAATAAAGGGGGCTATATTATGGGGTTACGAGTTAGAAAAAGTTTTAAAATTGCACCCGGTATGAGGCTTAATCTCGGCAAAAAGAGTGCCGGTCTAAGTTTTGGTGTTAAAGGTATGCGTTATTCTATAAATTCAAGTGGTCGAACTACAAGGACGGTAGGTATACCCGGAACGGGCATTTCTTATGTGTCATCATCTCACAAAAAATACAGTAGTTCAAAAGCTAAAGCAAATAAATTGAAAAGAGAAAAAGAGAGAGCCGCCAAGGAAAAGCAAAAACAATTAGAACTTGAATATGCGAAAGCGACGGTTGAGGAATACGAGAATTTAATCACAGCTTTAAAAACAATACATATTGACCATAGCGACAATATAGACTGGCAAGCTGTAAATTCGATTCCCGAACCTTTTCCAGATCCGTCAATCACACCGGGTCCGAAAGAGCAACAAGCAATAATCAGAAAAGAAAACTATACACCCGGATTCTTTGCAAAACGCTTCAAATCCTTTGACGATGCGAACAGAAAGTCAATGGAGCAATCAATAGAAAATGCGAAAAAGCAAGATTCAGAAACATATAATAAATGGAAAAACCTTAACGACTTATCGGCTTCGGTGCTGAATGGTGATGCCGATGTTATGTTGCAGTTAGTAGACGATGAAAAGATATTTGACGAACTTGTTGAATTTGGCAGCGGTTTCGAAATTGGATTTTTAAACGCCAAAACGGCAGAGGTTGAATTTTCTATCAAAGCCGATGATGTTATACCAACCGAGGCAAAATCTCTGACATCAACCGGGAAATTATCCACAAAGGCACTGTCAAAAAGTAAGCGATTAGATATAATGCAAGATTATGTTTGTAGTACGATATTAAGGATTGCAGGTGACCTTTTTGCAATTTTGCCTATCACATCGGTTTACATTACGGCTATGGACTCTTTTATTGATACAACACTGGGAAACAGTGAGGAAAAAGACATAATCTCCGTAATAATAGACCGAGAAAATTATAACAAACTGAATTTGCAACAAATAGATCCGTCCGATTCTATGCAAAATTTTAAGTGTAATATGAATTTTTTGAAAACAAAAGGCTTTAAGCCTATAGAACGCCTATAGATAACAACGATATGAGCCCCATTTTGGGGCTTTTGATTTAGGAGGTAAAATTATATTGTCAGTATATAAAAACGAAAATAGGGGTACCTGGTACGCTATTTTTAGGTATACAGATTGGCAAGGCAATCGCAAACAGAAAAAGAAAGAGGGCTTTGCAACAAAGCGTGAGGCACAAGCCTACGAACGGGAGTTTATTGCCAAGGAAACAGGCACGCCCGATATGCTCTTTTCCTCGCTCGCTGAATTGTATCTCGCTGATATAAAAACACGAATACGCCAAACAACCTACGAAATAAAATTCCATATTTTCGACACAAAACTAATACCGTATTTTGGCACAAAAAAAATCAATGAAATTACGGCATCAGATGTGCGTAAGTGGCAAAACAAATTGATAAAAGATAATTACGCCAAAACATACATCAAAACAATAAACAACCAACTTTCGGCAGTATTCAACTATGCAGGTAGGTACTACAGTTTACAAAAAAATCCTGCTCGTGATGCAGGCTCGGTCGGCAAAAAGAAAGCTGACCGTATAAGTTACTGGACACCGGAAGAATTTAAAAAGGCTATTGCCTGCCTTAAAGATGATGATTATGTGGCAGAAATAGCACTTAAAGTGTTGTTTTGGACTGGTATGCGGCAAGGCGAACTGTTTGCCTTGCAACTACCCGACATAGATTTTGACAACAACCTTATCCACATAACAAAATCTATGGCAAGGCTAAAAAAGGGCGAAATTGTGATAAACAGTCCAAAGACGGAAACCTCCGAACGCACAATCGAGATGCCGGAGTTCCTTGCAAATGATATTAAGGAATTTATTGACCGCTACCCGACGAAATTAAAAAAGAAAGATTATATTTTTCAGATAACAAAATCAACTCTTTCAAACAAAATGACAGCAATTTCACAGGCGGCAGGCGTAAAGCGTATAAGAGTTCACGACTTGCGACACTCGCACGCTTCTATGCTCATCAACAACGGTTTTAGTGCGTTGATGGTCAAAGAGCGTTTAGGACACCAAAACATCGAAACAACACTTGAAACATATTCGCACATTTACAAGTCAACAAACAAAAAATTGATGGATAAAATGACCGAAATTAATCAAAAATCTTAAAAGTGTTACGCTTTTGTTACGCTTTGGCAAAAACAAATCCCCAATGTACCCATTTTAAAGGCACATCGGGGATTTTTGTTATTATTCCCACTCTATAGCTATATTTTTTATCATAGTTGTTTATAGTGATTTTAGTGTATCATAGTTGTTTGTAGTGAACAAAAAGTTCACTACAAAACACCATAAACAAATTTTTTTGTTACGCTTTTGTTACGCTCGCTTATTTATGCGGTTAATTTTTCAAATAAATTTTGTGCTTGGTCGTATGTGAGAGCATCGCCTCCGTTCGGCTCACGATTGAGGGCTTCGGCTTGTTTTGGATCTGCAAACACAACATAAAAGCGAATATCATAACCGACATAATATGTTTTATTATCGTTTTTAACCTCATAATATTCCGATGGGTCAATATCAATTTCATCAAAATCAAAAGTATTATCTATTTCAGCTACAAACATAATGCCGTTTTTGTTTGCAAGTTGATAGCGTAAATAGTCACTTTCTTTTGTGCAAGGCTTCAAGCCGTACTGTGGTGTCGGGTATTGGCTGTACTGTTGTTCCGCTGTCTGTGACAGTGAACCCAACACAAACGCTTCCGCTTCTTCTTGATTGCTGATGTAACCCTGTTCACAAAAATCTGAAATTTGCGGCAGTTCGTCGGAAAAATAGTCTTTTCCGTACTCAACCGGATCGGGATCGCTTTCGTCAAAATACCATTTGCCGTCCCCCTCGTCGTATACCATATTGTACTTTACAGCCCAACAAACATTACCGCTTGCGGCTTTTTCCTTTTTCTTATTTATAACGTGATTATAATAATCTTTTGCATATTTTTCAGCATCTTCACGATTTTCAAATATTTCAAACTCTGCAACACCGTCGCTGAAACATACCTCAAAACACCATTTCTGTTCCTTTTTCATAGCAATCTGCCTCCCTCAAATTTCGCCGCCCCCGGAGGGGCGACTTATAATCAATAATCACTCTGTGATGTTATCGCTGTCAAGCTCGTTAAGCTCTTTGTTGCTGTAATCCCAAACTTTCCACCAACCGTCGCCCTCGAAGTCCTCGCTGTCGGCAGGTGTGGTGTACTCAAATATTATGTTGCCGTAAACAAACTGTGTGTCTGTCAAGCCGTCGTCGGTATATTCTGACTTTTTAAACTCATTAATCTTCTTTCCTGTGAGTTCCTCAATCTTTTTAACGCCGTTTCCAAATCTTACGATTTCCGCATCGTCTGAATCGTGTTTCTGTGAGAAACCGAATGTTTTACCGTTGATGTAATCCTTAAAGCTGTCTGCAACCTCAAATTCTTTCTTTGTCATAACTCTCTGCCTCCTTAAATGTTGCCGCCCTGTGTGGGCGGCTATCCTTGTTTTACTGTATCTCTTCAAGTACCATTTCATATATAGTGCTTGCAACTTCGTCAAACTCTTCGCTGTTTTCAAACTCATTCACAACATTGTCGATAAACTTATCTATGCCGTCTGTATTTATCTCGTACCAGTTTTCGTTCTCGCCTGCTTCTTTGAGTTCGTAACCGTACTTTTTGCCGATTGCTGTTATATACTCAACGCTGTTAGGTGTATCGCAATCGCAATGCACTGTGTATTCTGCATCTGTGTTGCAACCCTTTGAAACGACCTCATCATCTTCGATGCTAAAGTGAAACCAGTATGCGTTATCTTCGTATGATGAGTTCTCTCTAAGTGTTTCCTTAATAAAGTTCAAACCTGCCTCTGTGTTGTTGATAAAATCTGTAGCTTTCATTGTCTTGTCCTCCCTAAAATTTTATTTTGTTGGTTCGGGGCTTTTTGTTTTCCCCTCTCTTTATCTTGATTACATTATACTACAATATGTACACATATGCAATATACAGGATTAACAAATGTGTACACATATTTTTGTACATTTTGTATGTGTACACATAACAAAAAATGTGGTATTATATATGTAGTAAGTGAAAGGAGGTTTTTGAAATGCAAAACAGAGATGCGGAATACAAGTACAAGAAAAGAGCCATCAAGAGAATCCCCCTTGATGTGCAAAAAAGCAAATACGCTGAAATACAAAAAGCCGCCGAGGAGGCAGGCGAAACGATAAACGGCTACATAAAAAAAGCTATTGATATGAGGCTTGATGCGTGTAACTGACAACAAAAAAACAGGGTAGCCGATGAGGCTACCCCTTTTATTTTTATTCAACTACAATGCTCTTGCTATCTGCATTCCACTTAACCGTATATCCCAAATATTCATAAAGTTCCCTAAGTGGGCAAAATGATATACTATCAACAGATATATAAGTCCTTATATCAAGCAAGGTTTCTTTGCCGTTTTTCACAGCGATAACACGCTTTTTTGTGCCGTTCCACTTTGCCGTATAACCCACAGCTTCAAGTGCGGCACTTGCCTTTATCCAGTTCTCGCTATTTTCCGTGAACCCCGTAAACTTGCAATTTTTGCCGCTCACGGTTGCCTCCACAAACTTAAATGTTTTTTCTTCAACCTTCGTTGTCGCAGTGGTTGTTGTAAGCCTTTTCTTAAAGTCCGTCCATTCGTTTGAAACTCTCACCCAAGGCTCGGGGCAATTCTTACCGCACACATCATAGTGCCTTATTACGTTCGCAATCGGCACGGAATATTTATCCATAAGCCATTTCGTAAGCTCAACGGCGTTCTTTTTGGTCTGTTCGGTTATCACATAAACGCCGTTTACCTTGTCGGAACACATTTCAATGCCGATGCTGTTTGCATTTCTGCAACCGCATTTAAAAGCCATTCCGGGTGTCTCACAATGCCACGCTGTGTGGTTGTCCGGGACTGCCTGTGTTGCACTATCTTCATCAACAAAATAGTGTGCTGATGTACCGACAGCGTTGTTGTGGAAATAATTCCCGTTACCCTCGTCCGTATCGCCGTTATTCGCTGTGTAGTGCAAAACGATGTATTTTATAGCACTTGTTGACCTTGTGCTACTACTGTAGTTTTCACTGTTTGCAATGTTTGTTTTTAAAGTTAAATTTAACTTGTAAGCCATTTATTCAACGCCCTCCTTGTTTGCGGCTCTGTCAATAGCGTTGTCCGCTATTTCAAGCCCCTTTACCAAAAATTCGGGAACATTCCAACCCAACTTTACGGCATTTTCAAGAATGCTCCTCAACTCGTTTACAAGGTAACTTGCCAACACAAACCACCCTATCAAGGTGCTAAAACCAAGGTTCACGCCGATAAGTTCGCCAAGGCTCACAAAGCAATTTGCAACAAAAAAGGCTACTAAGATAACAATCCAGTAACCAACCTTTTTTATAATGCCTTTTGCCCCAACTTTTGAGCTTTCAAGGTGATTTGTGTAAGCGTAATACCAACCCGTCAACCAGTCTATAATATTAAACATTATAAGCCCGGCAAACAAAAACCAATATTGCCCAAATAACGCTGATAGTATAGTTATAACGCCACCCCAAAGCAAATTTGCCTTGTTAATGATGTTTTCCATCCTGTCAACCTCCTTATAAATATCCGCACTGTTTCAACATTTCGATGTCACCATCGAATTTTTCGCTGTTGATTTCGTGCATTTTAAGTAATCTGTTTTGTTCTTCGATGATTTCAACCGCTGTTTTCAACATATCGCACAGCATTTCAAAATGTTCAAGTTCGTTCATCAGCATCACCACCGCCAAGAATGAGGTCGATTTCCTTCTTATACTGAGGGTATTTTTTTACAACCGTTTCATACTTTAACTTACCACTTTTTATCCTCAAAGCCAAATAAGCTGCCATTATTCAACGCCCTCCTTGTCCTTTTCATCGTCAACATTTTCAACACTTTCCGTTTCGGAAACAGTTGCGGCATCGTCACCACTTACCGTTTTTTCGTCGTCAACTGTTTCGGTTTCAACCGTTTCGTCAACGCTCTCTGCCGCCTCGGTCGTTGGCTCGTCTGTCGGCTCTGCAACCGGATCGGCTTCTTCTTCATCGTTTTCACCCTCACCCGGTTCGGTTATATCGTCAACATCTGTTGTTTCATTTTCGGCGGTTTCCTCTGTGTTGTCCTCGGTGCTGTCAACCTCGCCGCCTGCAACCTCCTCGGTTTCCTCTGTAGTTTCATCAACATTAAAAAGCAAATAATCAATAGCTTCCTGTGTCACTTCCAATGCTTCCGAAATTTCTTTGCTTTTTGCCGCAAGCGTTTCATTCTGCAACGCAAGTTCCTCGTTTTTCTTTGCAAGCTCGTCATTTTGTTTCGCAAGCTCACTGTTGAGCTGTTCCAACGCTTCAACTCGCTGTTCGGTCGTTTCAACTCGCTGTTCCGTCGTTTTGGCACTCGCAGGAACATAGTCAATGTAGCTTTCGGGATTGTTTATAACATCGTCTTTGTTAAGCTCGCTTGCTAACGCTCTAAAGGCGGCAAAATCGTATTCAAATTCCGTTGTACCGTCGTCGTTTTCAACCGTTGTTTCGTTTAAACAAATCATAATATCAACTTTTTCATTGTTGATATCCTGCCATAACACCGTTCTTTGTTTTTGCGGAAATTTTACTCTTGTCATAGGTGCTTATCTCCTTTCTTAATACAACATTTATATCGTCGATGTGGTATTTTTTAACAAAGTGTTTCGAATTTGTATGCTTTATAAAACCGTTATATGACATACACCGCCTTGCCAAACATTGTGGCAGCTGTTTGCCGCTCTTAATGCACCGCCACGCCTTTATATATGCCCGTCGGGCTTTTAAAAATGTTTTTGCCCTTATGACGGTGTGGTCACGATACATCACATAACCCATCATATCGATAGGTCGTCCGCACCTCACGCCGTTTTTAACAGTATCAAGCAAAAACAATTCGTCGGTCGGCTTTATAGTCAATCCAAGGTCTTTTTGCATAAACTGTTTTAACATCTTAGCCGCCTTTTTTACATCTGCTTTTCGTGAGCCAACAAGCAAAATATCGTCCATATAAAAGAGGGCAAAATTGACCAGTTTAACGCTTTTACCTCGTTTTACTTTTGTCAGCGATAAAACATAGTGATATGCAAACGATAACAAAAAGTTACAAAGATATTGTGACGAACCCGATCCGGTATTCAAGCCCGTTTTATGCGTATCTATCAAATAAAAGCCCAAATAAAGCAAGTCATCATTTTTTATATAATGCTGCAACTTGCTTTTCAAAATGTCTTTATTTATCGACGGATAACAATGGTATACATCACCTTTCCACGCATAAACAGACTTTTTAACCTTACGCCGCAACCTGTTTTCGATGGCTTTTTTGCCTTTTATAGCACCCTTGTCAACAAGGCTTGCGTATTGATGATACCCGATTTTTCGCCACAATTCGGCACACCCTGTATTAAATACCTCATCAAGCACAAGTTGTTTAGGGCTTTCAACGCCCAACTCTCGCCACTTTCCGCAATTTTGGTCGTACTTCATACGATAGACAATAGGCTCTGTTGTAAGCCGCCTGTCCTTGATTTCGGACCGTATAATTTCGGCGTGTTTGCGTATAAGTGACATAATTTTGTGCTTTTCGTTTGGGTTTGCAACAATCTCACGCAAGTCCTTTTTTGACATACCGTCGGCAACCTCATACAACCAGTTGACCACATCGGAACGCCCCAATTTTCCTTTTAACGCTCTAATTGTCGCAAACTCTATAAAATCGTTTGAAAAAATATCTACTTTTTTGCAACATCTTTTCATAAACGCAATTTTCCTTTCTGTAGAAAAGAGACTTTCGGCATCGCTTACTAACCTCTTGCTTTTCACTACAAATTTTGAGCATAGCTCTGAGCGAGGAGTTCTGCACTCGACTTACGAAACAATATAAAAAATAAATAACAGAAAGTGTGGGCAGGTAATTCCAATTCGAATTCGAGAGGGCATTGTTCGCATTCACGTAAAAAACGCCGTAAGTAGCACCATTCGTCAAATTACCACGGAAAGCCAGCTCCACTGTTCCGCAAGACCTCGTCGTATGTTTTTTGATTTGTTTGTTATAGTTTGTTTTTAAGAGGGGAAAGCCCCTCTGATAGGGCTACGCCCTATCATTCACCCCTTACAGCATTAGGGGAAAGGGTGGGCAGGCAATACCAATACGAAGCCGAGAGGGCATTGTTCGCACACACGTAAAAACCGCCGCAAGAAGCACCATCCGTCAAAGCACCACGGAAAGCCAGCTCCCTTAACTCCGTCACGCCGCTTTTTGGATTAGAACCCGTATGCCATCCGTCGGCATAGTAGGTTGATGTTGAGCCGCCGTATTCGGCAGGGATAGTCGTGCCGTTTATAAAGTCTGTACTCATTGACTTTGGATAAGCCCAATTTCCATTTGTGATAGGTATATCGCCCACTTTTGTCATTTGTGCTTTAAGTGTAGCCTCGGCGGTGCTTGTTATTTTACGCACATCATTTGTATGCCAAACCTCGGCGGTTGTGTTACCGTCCGAATCGGTCGTTATTGACATCATAGAGTTACCGCAAATTGAGTAACCACCCGTTAAAATTTCAATTCCGTTTATCTTGCAAGGGCATTTTGCATTTGTATTAGATGTTGGACTGCCATCATAGCCTAAAACGCTCCTTGTCGCACCGCTTTCCCAAGGCATCGTTGAAATCCAAGCACCTACGGGAACAGACAATGTTGCATCTGTGTCAAGCACAACAGCACTATGCGTATCGTCAACCGCTTGTATCTTAACAACCTTGACATTATCAATTATGTTGTATGCCGCACTGCTACCTCTGTCGGGGGCTTTTGTAGCATTACCGCCGACACATACCACAGAGCCAACAACAAAATACTCGGCGTGTGCCTTGCTTAAAATAATTCTGTTCGTGTTATCTTCGGCAACCTCGGCTTGATACTGCCCACTGTAGCTTGTACAACCTTGCATATACTTTTGTATATTTCTGTCGCCGTATTTGACCATTGTAAGCACCTGCACCCAATTTGCGTCCATATCTGTCTCAAAACTGTACGCCGCACCTTGTTTGCGTGGGTACGCATACGCCGCAAAACTCGTTGCACTTCTTTTCGGAACTTTGCCGAAAGAGCCATAAGGCACACCGTCGATGTCAACAGCGGTTGATGCAGGGTGCAACATAAACTCTTGTATGTTGCCGTCAATATCAACCATTTCCTTACGGGGCTTGTAACCCTCGCTTTCTCGTGGCAACATTGAAAAATGTACAAGTTTACCGTTGTTTGCTTCGTTTCTTTCTTCCTTAACATATAAGCCCATATTCATAACGCCGACATTGACTTTGCCCTCGTCTTTGTAACTGCTCATACCCTCGATAGCTGTTATAATTTGCTTGCCGTTTTCGTCAAGCTCCCAATTTACATAAGTTGGCTTCCACATAGCCATCTCGCCAATCTCGTCAACACCTGCATAAGTGTCCGTTGACGGTTCACACTTCTTGCCTGCTATACAGCCGTAACGCTCAACAAGTGTACTGTTTGTAACATCAGAATCAAGTATTTCTATCGTCGCTATGTCAGATGTTCTTGCCATAGCGTAATAGCGGCTTACATACGCATTAAGATTATTTTCTTTTTCTGCAACAAGCGTTGCCACTTCCGCATCTAACTGTGCAAGTTTTGTTTTGTCTGCATCTGTATAATCGTTTGACGAAAGCTCTTTGCCCTCAACCTTATCAACCTTGTTTTCTAAAGTTTCTTTTGCAAGTTCGGCACTTTCAGCCGCCGCAGTAGCGGAATTTGCCGCCGCTGTTTCAGATGCCTTTGCCGCCGTTTCGGAATTTGCCGCACTTTGCTGTATGGCTGTGATTTCCGTTTTAGCTGTTGCGATAGTTTCGTTTATAGTGTCAAGCCAATTCGGCTCATACTCAACACTTTCTGCAACATCAGCCACTTTACACTCAAACACGCTGAAAGAGCTTTCAAAAGAACGCCACATATAAGTACCGTCCGAAATTTCAAGGTGAAAAAATACCTTTCCGGCGTAATTTGTAGCCTCTTTTGTGATGTACCACTGGAATGTTATTTCATCGCCTGTTGTTTTTGCGTTGATACAATCGCAAACATAGCTGTCACCGTTGGCGTTGCGATAGCAAACATAGATATTTTTTTTGCTTATGTCAATGCCGTTTATCACTTTTGACATTGTAAAAGTGATGCACTCCGAGCCGTTATCGCCTGTTACGGCTAAACCCTCCGGCAAGTAGCCTTTCAATGTTTTGCCATCAACCAATAATGTTTTGATTTCTTCCATTATATGTCCTCCTTTTTAAAAAAGTATCTGATTAAAGTTTTACACAATCATATCAACCACCACCTCCAATCAACCTACTTTTGTATCGGTTGTTTGACCGTACAAAGTCGTGTGATTTTTTTGTGTATCGTTTGCAAATCTAACGCTTATGTTGTTATAACCGCTGCTGATATTTGCACCGATGACAACCCCGTCAAGTGATGTGCAAGAGCCGTAGTCAAACATAACTTTGTTTGTGTTGTCAAAACCTTTGTAAACTCTGCAATTTTGTATTCTTGTGTAATCGCAGTTGCCACTACCGATAACGCAATGATTATTACATTCTTCCGCAGAGGCTTTATAAATAAAAAATACATCATCATAAGTAACGCTATCGGCTGATTGCTCAATCATCGTAACGGGTGAGGAAACAACAGCATCACTAATCATAAGACTTTTAATTCTTGTGTCCGATCCGGTTATCTTAAACACCGCTTTTGCCTCTCCTGCCTTGTCGTCGATTGGCTGTCTTATCTCTGTACTGTTACCACTGCCAACGATTGTTATTGCTTTTGTAATCTCGATTGCATCATCGTCATATTGTAGCTGATATGTGCCGTCAAGTAGCTCAATTTTGCCGCCCTTTGCAACAGCGTTTATAGCTGTTTTTAATACAGAGCTTGCATTTGTTGATGTGCAAGTGTAATCCGCATTTGCTTTGAGTGGATTTTGTGTGTTGTAAGTCGCAACAATGATATGTGTTTTTGTTTTAGTGTTTGATATTGCATCATAAACAGCCTTGCTCGTTGGAAGTGCCGTACTTTCTGCCGAAACGGTGTTTGTATAGCTTTGCTGTGCCGCCGTACCAAGACCGAGGGCAGACCTCGCACCACTCACACTTACCGCACCGGTACCGCCCTTTGTGATTGGAAGTGTGCCTGTTATCGTGCTATCGTTTAAAGCGTGCGTATGTGTTGCCGCCGCCTTGTTTAACAACGCTGTATACACCGCCCCCGAACTTATCGCAGAGGTGTTGCCGTTTGCTATGGTGCTTGTTATATCGTTTTTTGTAAGCACCGTAACGCCGTTGACGGCTAAATCAACAAACGAATTTATCTTGTTATCGGTTGATGTGTAGTCGCATAAAGCAACATTTTCATTTGTTGATTTCAGCACATAACCAAGACATAAACGGTCATATCCTGTATAACGCCAATTTGCAATATAAAAGTACCTTTCCGCATTATCGTTTATGATTTTGACCATAGCACCCGTTAAATCGTCAAAAGTATGTGTGTGTCCTGTGTCACTCTTTTTAGACAATGCCGTATATACCGCACCGCCTGTCGGAAGTCCTGTGCCGCCCTCTGTGACGGTATCAACATAAGTTTTAACCGCCGCAGAACCCAGTCCCAAATTTGACCTTGCACTTGATGCCGTAGTGCCGCCAGTACCGCCTTTTGTGATTGGAAGTGTGCCTGTTATGTTACCGCTTGTAAGTGCGTGATTGTGGCTGTTAAGGCTACTTTCAAGGCTTTTTATGTTTGTTTTTATCTCATTTGTGCATTTAATCACATTTGACCAAAACCAGTTAAACACGCTCGCAGGCGGCTTGTAACCACCAACAAAGCCCTTTTCTCGCAGGCTGTCACTTGGTTCTGTACCGTCGTTGTTCCATTCCCCAAGGTCGTTTTCAAAGTTTATCGCCATTCAAAAAAACTCCTTTCGCTTAAAAATCATCAATCGGCAAAACAGGTTCGTTTGCATCACCCGAAATGTAACCCAGATAGCCGCCGATTGTGCCATCTTCAACATCACAAAAGCCCGAATTTTCGTTGTAATCGTTTTCATTATCCGAAAATTCAAATGTTCCTGCAAGGTTGATTTCGTCAATCGTAATACAGATGGGCAACAATGTTTTTATTATCTCGACAACTTGTGTTGCCGTCATATTTACGCTGTTTATGACATCAAGCGGCAATTTTATGTTGTTCAGCCTGCAAGGCTCATCGCTTTCGCCGATGTAAACATCTTCGGCATCACAGCTAAAAGTCATACACAACGACTTTAAAATCGACGGATAAGAGCCGTTATTGAGGTTACGCATTATCCTTGCTTTTATCATAAGCAAGTACAAGTCGTCCGACATCGTGCCTCGTGCCTGCCCTACACGCTCCCCATATAAGTCAAGCGTTGAGCCTGTTGCCTCATCAATATCAAGTATTTTAAATACATCGAGTACGGCACTTTCAAATATTTCAACAGCCGTTTTGCATAACATAAGCAACTTGTAATTGTTGCTGTCCTCGTCCTTTGCATAGCTGTCGGGCAGGTTCGCCGCTAAATTGTCAAAATTAAAATCAATCAATTAAATCACCTCGATTTTAACGGCAGCGAACTTTGCTTTTTCATACGCTTTTATTTCGATGTTTTTCGCATTGTAAGTTTTGCCGTCTGTTGAGAGTGTAAGCTCCGTTACCTCATCAACGCCAACAACACTATGTATAGAGCCATACAAACGAGACATTATAACATCGTCGCCGATACTCAAACCGTTTATGACTTCCGCAAGATTTGACGAAATTTGACTTACACTCTCGTCACCTTGGTATTTGCTGTTAGTGCGGATTTTTATTTTAACATAGCTTGTTACATACTTTGTGTGAGAAAAGCTCACATTGTGTGCAGTGCCGCCCGAATCTTTGATTTCAACTGTAACATCGCCGTATGTTTTTATGCCTATCGGCTTTTTGTCAAAAATTGTTTCCGCTATCTCTTGATGATAGCTTTCGCCGCCGCTGATGTAGCATTCAAATGAAAAAGGCGGTCGTCCGTCGCTGTCCGTTTCTGTTGTGTCGTTTTTGACAACACCAACGCTGTCAACTGATGTTATTCTCATCAACGCCGCCCTTATCGCTGTTTCGGTGCAAGAGCCTGCCCCGGCAACAGCAAGGTCAAAACGCTTTCGAAGTGAATAATCGCTTTCAGCTCCCGATCCGGTTTCAACAAGCATAATGCCCTCAACGCTTGTAACTTCCGAAACGGGATTAGCAACAATGTTGATTGTGTCGCTGTTTACATTTCCTGTTGTCCCCGTAACGGTGCAGGCAACATATATTTCGCACTCTCCATTTACGATTGTTTGGTTCGAAATGTTATAAAAATACACCTCGTTTTCGGTTTTTAACAAAAAGCCGATAGGCACAATGTAGCCGTTTTTTCCGTATACTTTAACAAGGTGCTGTGCAGCCGTCGCACTATTTCTTTCTATGCCGACAAACTTGCATAAATTGTCAAGTGCAACACCGCTTGCACCTTTGGGATATATACTGTTGTATATCATTTCGGCGGTTTCCTCTGCCTTGCTCTGTCTGTATGCAAGAATCCTTAAAAACTTACCAAGCGGCGTGTACGAGGTTGTGTCGATATCCTCGCCGAACAACTCTCTTGCTGTGCTTGTTATCTCGCTAAGTATACCGTTATAGCCTAAACGGTTAAAACCTTTGCTTGTTAGTGGCATTTCTGCACCCCCTCTTATGATACGCTGTATGTGTCGCTTACGCTCACTCCATCGCTGTTTTTTGCAGTAAAGTCAACAGTAAGTGACCTTGTTTTTTTGTTTAACTCTGACTTCCATTCTGTTATATAAAATGTGTCGTCGATTTGTCTAAGCCCTGAAAGAATTTCGGACTTGATAACATCATCGGTTTTGTTTTTGCCTAATATGTTACTAAAGTTTATACCCTCGTTTGTGTCAATAGCCCATTCGCCTTTGTTTGTGCCGAGAATTTGTCGTATTTTTTGTAGCAACAAAGTGTTGCCGTCCGTCATTGTTATAACTCTATCGTCGATAACAACATCGCCGTTATCGTCTATCAAAAAGCCTTTCAATTTATTCACCGCCTGTTATGTGTTTTACCTGCACCAAAGCACCCGTAACAACGCTGTCTGCCATATTGTGGTGTCCGACTGGTGGCAAGTTTAAATTGCCGTTCCTCGCCTCGCTTATGTTCCTTTCACAACACACACAAAGCACCACATCACCGCTTTTAATATCTTCTTTTACTGTTTCAATCTCGCCCGTATCATCGTAAATATAGATGATTGTTTTCTGCAAGGTTATCATCGGTATGTTAGTGATGATTGATGCTTTTTTCGCTGTTTCTCCACGCTCCCGGTACATACAGAGCGGTTGCACTGTACAAACATTTAAGTTGATACTTGTAACAGTTCCCAAAAACGCCGTGTGCGTATCTAGTAATGCTTGGTCAACTTGGTTTTGTATGTTTCTATATAGCTCGTTTAACACTTAAAACACCTCTATCCGTTATACCTCAACACATAAGTCCAAGGGTGATTATAATAATTCCTCGTCCAAATCTCTTTACCTGTTTGGTCGCCCGGCTTGCCGCCTGTTGTGGTGCCTCTCTCATTGATTGAGGCATTAACAAGTTGACCGCTGCCGATGAAAATTGCCGTATGCTGTCCGGGTGTCAACAAAATATCGCCTTTTAACATTCCTGCACCAGTTGAGCGGTTGACCTTTGATGTAACATCGACAAAACCACACTTTTTAAACGCCGCATACATACTACCAGTAGCGTTTGCACCTGCCGATTTTACGCCGATGCCTGCACTCTGTACGGCTGTTATAACAAGGCTACTGCAATCATAGTCGGGACCCCATCTGCTTGACTGGTCGTAGCCGTGGGAATTATCGTTTGCGATTTGTACGGCGTAACTAACATATTTATCAATTTTGCTACTGCCGCCACTTGAAGTTGATGAGCTTGAACTTTTGCTATCTTCTTTCTTTTCAATTCTTGTCGTAATTTCGCCGATTGCCTTAAAAGTAGTCAACCCCTCACCGTCCGAATAGGTGTGTTTGCCCTCTCGAACCCGAAAAGAACCTTTAACAAAACGACTTGAAAGATTAACTATTGCCGCAGTGCATATTCTATGTTGCAACAGCATTTCGACATCAAATCCCGAAATTGTATCAACATAGTCCTCCGATGTGATTTCTTCCTCGAAACTGGAGGGTGAACCAATCAATCCCGTATCGGCATTGACTGTAAAATCGATGTTGTCGCCGTCTTTAATGTTTCGTGAACAAATTTGCCCTTTGCTTATGTAAGTGGAAACGCCGCATACATCTGAATATGTTTTAATGTTTTCGTCAAGGTTGCCATCAACCGTAACACTTGATGTGTATGTGTAATCTCGCTTTAATGCTACCGTACCGACAGAAAGCCCTGTTTCGGTCAAAAGCCTTTTTAAGATTGTACTTGCTTGCGTACCCTCGGCAAATGTAAGGTTTACAACCTTGTTACTCAAACTGCCATCAAGGGCATATATGGTTGTAACCTTGTCGCACCCGTCGAACTCTGTTTTTTTGCTTTCGACATTGCCTCGAAAAATAACACCCGTATCGTCACCATAACCAGTTTCGATTGTTATTTCTTTGTTTTTCTCGAACTTGTTTATAGTGTCGTCTGTCAAGTTATAGATAACGATTTCTGCCTCGTCCGCTTCCATATTGTCATCAAAGGGAACATCAAACTCAACATCTAACTCGTTGCCGTCGATATAAACGCCGTTGCATTGTATATAAACATTTATGCCAAAAAGCCCGTCCGGCGGCGTGTTATAAGGTTGCAGGCTGTCTAAATCTTCAAACGCCTTAACAATCCTGCTATAATGTACGCCTTTGCCGTCCGCTATCTTTTTACTACTCAATTTCATCACTCCAGTTGTCAATGACAAGATGCACCGTTTCGTTAAAATTATCCCAAGTGACCGCATCGGTCGCACCGCTTTCGTCGAATGGAACGATTTGCATTAACGGAAAATCATCTGTTGTGCGTATGTTGTCAAACAGCGGTTTCCCGTAACAAACAGGTTCACCGTAACAAAGTACGGTGCCGTCTTTTTTCTTCAAGTCAACCGTAAACATATTCGCAAGCTCGTTGTATTTAATCGAAAAATTAAAGGTTTCGCCTGCAAGCGTGATGTTGAAATTGTAAGGTATCAACGATTTTTTTATTGCTATGTAATCTCGTTGCATTCCGCTTGCCTCCTTTAACTTATAGCATTCGCCGCCGTCTCAACAGCCGCCACAACGCCTGTTACAACTGTTGCTGTCACTTCGTCTTTATAGCCCACAAGTAACCTTGCACCGCTTTTCAAAGTTCTGAAATCGCCGTATGTAGAAAAGGCATCTTTGTTGTTTTCCATAATCCATTGACAGGCTTCCTCGGTGGTTTTGTCCTTGTGTAGCTCTTTATAGTTGCTTACTATCTTATAAACATAATCGCCACTTTGTACCGTATAATATACGGCGTTTCCTGTGCCATTTTGCACCTGTTGTGTACCCGATGAGGTTTCGTCCTTTGTGTCCGTCGTGGTTTCTGCCGTGTAGGAATTTTGGGCAATTCTGACTTCTTCAAGGTCAATGTCAAATTCACAGCCACCTGCAACGGTGTTCGGGTGCGTGGTATCAAGTTTCTTGATTTGCATATTTTTTAAAATATTTCGCCCGGTATAGGTTATAATCGAACCTGTCAACTGCAACTGAAAGAGTTGTGCCAGCACCTCCGATGCCTTAACCTCACCGTAATCAACCAGTTTGCCCGACAGCGAACAAGTGATTGCTTTTCGCTTTGTGTTATCTGTTAAGTCGATGCCTTCCTCGACAGCGTGTGTTGTGCTGTCAATCTCTCTTGAAACCTGTTCGTCCTCAACAAATATGTATATGTCGTTTATAAGTGCCATTTTTGTCACCTCAATAAAAAGAGATGCAACCGCACAAATGCGGTCACACCTCAATATTAAACCTCTCTGACAGGCTTATACTTGTCGGACATTCTATCCATTAAGTCACCGAAAGCCTCTGTCGCTTCTTTTCTCACCATTTTTGCAAGCTGTTTATCTGTCTTATCCCTGCCGTTTACATTGATTGTCAACGATGGGGAATAGGTATTGTTTTCGTTCGAAATTTTTGAAACAGTACTGACAGGATTGTCATCGGGTGTGTACTTCGGCAGTTTGAACGGTTTAGGCTCGTCGTCGTCCTCGTCCTTATCATCTTTACCAAAGCCGAGTATTTTGCCCGTCTGACCGAAAAGGTCAATAGCACGCTTGCGTTTGTCGTGGCTCAACGGAATAATAGCTTCCGCACCTGCTTCGGCAACTGTACCGATGTGTCGTGTCGTCATAATGCCGCCGAAAGCGTGTTTTGTGCCGCCGTCGCTTGCCTGCACATCGGTCGAAACGCCAAGTGCTTCCTTGCCTTTGTTTATTATCGTTGTAACGGTGTTTTTAATCTTATCCCATATACCCTTGAAAAAGTCAACAACACCGTTCCACGCCGCTTTTACGCTGTTTACAGCATTTGTAAAAGCATTTACAATAGCCGTTTTAACAGATGTAACACCCGTTTTGATTTTGTTCCACAAATTTGTGAAAAATGTCGAAATTGGCGTTACAATCTTGCTACTAACAAACGATGATAGAGTTCCCCAAATCGAAACAAATGTGTTTTTAACGCCCGATATTATGCTTAATACTGTGTTATACAGCCAATTCCAATAAGAAATTATCGGCTGAATTATATAACTATTAACCCAGTTACATATAACGCCCCAAACCGCAACAATCCAATCCTTAACACCTGTGATGATGTTAGAAACCGTTGTTTTCAGCCAGTTCCAATATGTAACGATAGGCATAATTATAAATGCTTGCACCCAATCACATATAACGCCCCAAGCGTTTACAATCCATTCTTTTACGCCCGTAATAATGTTTGAAACGGTCGTTTTTAACCAATTCCACGCATTTATTATCGGTTGAATAACATTTGTATTAACCCAAGCACAAATTACACTCCAAGCGGTCACAAAGAAATTTTTAACCGCCGTAACGATGTTTACAACACCTGTTTTGAATTTGTTCCACAAATTTATAACACCATTCACAAACGCCACAAACAAGGCTTTTACGCCGTCTATAAAGTTGGAAACCGCCGTTTTTATCGGCGTTATGATATTTGCAACAATAAATTGTATGATAGGTGCAAGGATTGATTTGATTTTATCAAACAACAAGGTCGCTAAGCCAACGATAAAATAAATAATGTTCGTAACAAGATTGGTTATCGGTTGAATAATATTCGTATTTATCCAATTAACAACCGTACTGAAAACATTTTTTATGCCGTTTACGATGGCTGTAACAACGCTATTTACCTTGTTTCTAAAACCCTCACAGTTATCATATAAAAGTTTAAAAATGCCTGCAAACGGGTTGACAAGCAACAATAACAGCCCTTGCCAATTACTCTTTATCCAGTCTATAACGCTCTTGAACCAGTTTATCACTTCACCGATTTTCTCCGCAACATAGTCTGTTACGGAACTAAAGACAGAAACAATCTTGTCTTTTATAGATACAAACCAGTCAACAATCTCGCCGATACGCTCCGCAACGCAGTCTGTAAAAGAGTTCCAAGCCACTTTTAGCTCGTCCCAATGCTTTACAACCAAAACGACTATTGCTATCAACGCCGCAAGAGCCACAACAACGGCTAAAACAATCCAAGTAACCGGGTTCGCCATAAGTGCCGCCGCCTGTGCCGCAAGAGCCGGAATAGATGCCCAAATATCCGCATTAACAACCTTTTGTGCTACTGATGCAATCATATCTGCCGCTTGCTTTGCTTTTGTAAGTGCCGTATTTATCGCAATAACAGCATTTACCGCAATCATAACAGCCTTAAAGGCTATGATTGCAACGGTTACACCCTTAACAACACTTGCGATTGTGGAAAAGTTATCTTTTACAAATGTGACAACATCAACAAACTTTTGCTTAACACTTTCAAGCGTATCAACAAGTTGGTTAAATGTGTCGTCGCTCATCGGCTCGCCTTTTATGCCTTCGTAGAGAGATTTTATAATCTCACTACCGATTGTGCATATAGTCGATAATATTTCGTCCTTATGTGATATAATAGCCGATACAAGTGTTTGTATAATCATCGCACCGCCGCTTATAAGTGACGGCAACACAACGGGTATTGCCTCTTGTACTACCTGCAAAACTTTTAAAAATCCCGATTTCAAGTATGGTTTTGCTTTCGGAAGAATTTCCTTTGCCGCTGTAATCAATCCATTAAACGCCCTTGCCGCAACAGGCAACAAATTAGAACCAAATGTTTTGACGGAATCAATCATATTGTCAATGCACTGGTCAAGCGGATCGCCGCCAATCGCAAGAGCCGTAAGCAAGTTGCCCCAAGCTGACTGCATAGATGCAAGCGAACCACTAATCGTGGTTGCCGCTTCTTTTGCCGTCGTGCCTGTAATATCCATATTGGTTTGTACGGCGTGTATTGCCTTTACAATGTTTCCGTATGACATACTATTTGCATCAATGCTTTTATCAATCTTAGCCGCATCGGCAACAAGTCGTTGCATTTCAGCTTGTGTGCCGCCGTAGCCAAGTTTTAAGTTATCAAGCATTGTATAATTTTGCTTTGCAAAACCTTGATAAGCATTTTGTATAGATTCCATATCCGAACCCATTTTGTTTGCGTTATCTGCCATATCGGTAATGGCTAAATTGGCATATTCTGCCGCCTTTTTGGTATCGCCGCCCAAACTTGACAACAAACTCGCTGAAAAGCCTGTGACGGTTTCCATATAGTCATTTGCGGACAAACCTGCCGTTTTATACGCATCGTTGGCGTATGCTTGAACTGTACCTGCACTATCTTTAAACAATGTTTCAACGCCGCCGACAAGCTGTTCATAGTCGGCGTATGCTTTAACTGATTGAGTAACCGCCGCACCTGTCGCAGTGCCAAGGGCAACCACACCGGCAGAAATGCCAACAACAGCCGCTTTGCCGATTGAGCCGAGTTTTTTAAGCCCTGCCGCCGCAACCGAAACAGCCTTTTTTCCGATTGCATCAAGTTTAGCCTCGATTGACTTAAGACCGCTATACAATCCCGTCAATTTTGTTGCCGCAAATGTTTTTATTTTGCTTGCACCTTTCGCCGCAAGGCTCGGCACTTTTTTAAGCCCGTCGCCTATGCTTGTAACGCCTTTTTTAAGCTCCACAACGCTGATTTTGCCCATATTTTTAAGTGTATTGACAAAACCTTTAGCACCCTTTTCACTCTCTGACAGCGTTTTTGTGACATTTACAAACTCCGTTTTAACGCCGCTTATACTGCTTTTTACGCCGTCAAACTTTGTTTTTGCCGCTGTTTTAATGCTCGTCGTAAATTGATTAACGCTGTTTTTTGCACTCTCAAAAGCACTCCCGACAAGTTTAGCCGGGGACGAGGGTAAACCTTGTAATGCTGTTTTTAGCGTGTCAATCCTTGTTTTTAAAGGCTTGACAATGTTGTCAAATGCTTCCATATCTGCTTTGACAGCCTGCACGCCTTTACTATCACCAAGATTGTTGAGTGTTTCGTCGAGTTTTTCTGCTTCTCTGTTTGTTTTTTCGATAGGTTCGGCGGCATTTTCAAATTCGCTTATCGTTGTGCCGAATTTCGCCGCATCGGTGTTCACACCGTCAAATGCCGTATCAATTTCAACAAGGTTGCTTGTAAGTGGTTTTAGTGTCCTATCCAGTTCGACAAAAGGGTCGTCCAAATCAAGACCATTGGCACAAGAATTGATTTCGTCAAGCGTTTTGTTTAGCTCGTCAAGTGCCTCTGTTTCCGTTTTGTAAGATATTTCGACAACATCTTGACGGATAACATTTTCCGCCATACTTCACCACCACCTTATTTTTTCTTATTAAGCTGTGACATAACAATATCAAGTGCAACATTCGCCGTTTCAATTTCCAATGGTGTCATTTTGTGAAAAACATAGTCGTATGTGAAATTGCCCATATCGCTGTAAATAAGCCGCCACGCCGCCCAGTTGTCCTTGACAACTTTCTTTAATGATGTTTTGCTGTACTTTTTGCCTATTTTGCCTCTTAAAACATTAAGTCCAAAGTCAAAAACTTCGTCAAAAACTTCAAGAGAATTTTCAAAATTATCGAAAAAGTCAATGCCCTCATCAATGAGCTGTTGAGGTTCAATAAAAACCTCGCTGAACATCTTTTTTGCCGCTTTGAATTTGCTCATTTTGCTTTTATTCCCTCGGCGGCAACACTCATTATCAAATTGTTCGGCGTATGCTATGCCGTTAAATTTTACGGTGTATTTAACGCCGTATATGATTTTGCTTTCAATCACTTTTTACCATCGCCCGTCGTGGTATCAATCGCCATATCACGATGTTCGCCCTGCATTACCTGTGATGCAAATTTTACGACGGCGTTAAGCTCCTTGACAGTGTCGAAGTCGTCGGGTGTCAAGCCTTTTGGCTCGATAATGACATTTTGGAAAAGATATTCAACAAGTTTGCTTGTACTTCTTACATCTCTATCATCTGCATAACACTCGTCCTGTGCTTCCAACATCGCCGAAATACCATTAAACTGAAATGTGTACTCAACGCTGTTTATTTCTTTCTTCACACAAAAATATTTTGGTTTAGCCATTTTGCAAACTCCTTTCATTAAAAAAGGCGGCAACCCTAAGATTAACCGCCTTAATACTTATATTTTTATATTGTTTCGTCCTCGTAGTCAAACACTTGGAACTCAAATTCAACTTCTTCGCCCTCACTGCCACGGGCTTCCTCCGGTGGCTTTTTAAGACTTGCCATTGTACCGCCAAATCGTCTGCCAAGCCCCTTATCGGTACACCAAATCGGGAATGGTTCTGATTCGTGCTGTAAACTAAGCAAATGTTTGTACTGTGGGCTTGTGGTTTGCACCGTAAGCGTTATAGTGCCGAGTGGGTTGTTGACCTCGCTTTTCATTACATCGCCCTGTGCTCCGACGGAGGTGGTGAAAAGGTCCTCGTCCTTTTCACCGGAAACCATATCTTCGCCCAAACCTGTTATGTACACACCTTTTACCATAAGGGTGACATCGTTGGCGTTATACTTGCTATATGCCATTTTTTACACCTCCTGTTAAATGTTGATAGTGCCGTTTACTGTTACTGTATGGATAGCACCTGCAAGGTCAAATGTAAATTTGCCCTCGATGTATCGTCTTGCTTTTCTGTCGCTCGCATCTGTTTCACTACGTTTTGCAAAATCAACAGTATAGGCAGGCGTGCCGTCATCGTTTTCGGCTATCATACCGTTTGCATACGCCTTTTTAAGCACGCTTACACAGTAGCTTTCGAGTAAGGCAATACCGTTGTTTGTGTAAGGCACTTTGTCATTGATGATGAGTGCCTGCTGTAACTGATACTGCATTTGCATTACAATCCAATCTCTTGCATCTACAACATCGATATATTCGCCATACGCCGTTTTGCCCTCTGACGATACATTATAGCCGCTTTTTGTTACACAACAAAATGCACCTGCATCGTGTATCTGTGTAAGCTGTGAGTTTTTAATGTTTTCGATTGGTTTTACGTGCTTAAGCACTATGTTTTTGTATGTGTAACTGCCTACACTCTTTGTTGATGTTTCGCCAACCAAAGCGGAACAATAATTTTCGCTAACTGTCGAATACGAAACAACAGTTCTTTCATACATTTTCAATTCGTCGATTAGTGGCAAATTACTGTATGAATCTACGCCGCCGCAGCACTCGAAGAAAAACAGCTTATTTTCTTCCATCGTTTCGATGATTTCTGCAATTTTTCTTGCGTCCTGCAACGGATCGTCGGTTTCCTGCACGCTAAAATTGCTGTAAATGAGCTGTCTCCAGTCATAACCTGCATATTTTGCAATATCGTCAACAGGACAATACAGAATTGCTATTTTTTCAGGTGGTGTCGTCGCACCGAATATTGCTGTTGCTTGATTTATAAGCACCTCGGCACTTTCGCCCTTGTTATATATGTTTACGCCGTATATGCTTACGCCGTTGTTTTTTGCATATATACAATAATTTCCTGCACCCAAACCAACAATGGTAATCTTTTTAGCATCTCCATCAACTGTGTAAGTGCCATAAATCGTGCCGCCTGCTGGTGTTTTTGAATCCTGCTGAATAACAAGTCTTGCCTCGCCGTCGTCGTCCGTACACTTTGCTATGATTTCAACGATGGAATCTGTATATGTGCTTATGTGTATATACCCATCTGTAGAGATATTTTTTACACAAGTATTAAATTCAGCATTTTTAAAACCATCGCCGGTAGTGTCAACGCTTACAGTTTCGCTTGCAACAACAAACTCTTTTGTTTCGGGTAAAAATTCGATGCGGCTTTCATCATCAAATGTTTTGGTAATTGTACTACCAAGTACCTTATTGCCCGTCGCAAGCCTTGAAAAATTGTAGTTGCTCGCAACATATATAGACTTTAACGCTTCTTTTACCTCGTTAATGTCATAACATTCCGTATATCCGATTGTTTTATCGCTGTTACCAACGCCATACAAAAGCGGAATGCCAAAATCGCAAGAACTCACAACATCGGCAACGGTCACATTGATTTTTACATCGCTTATACTATTAGCCATTGTTCATTTCTCCTTTCACCGTTACTTCTTCAATAACACCGCTGTCTGTATCTTCATCGTCGGGCGTTATCTCGTTAAATAAATAAAATACAACATCAAAGCCGTTTCGGTACTCATATTCGGCAGTAATGAGGTTGTCTCGATTTGTGATGGCGGTTGTGCGGTCAACAATAACATTGTTATCATTGAGATAAGTTACGCCGCTATGTTTTAAAAATTCCTCACACTTGACAGCCAATGTCATAGCCTCGTCGCTGTCGTCGGAGTGTGTTGTAACGCTCCAAGTCTGCTTAATCGGTATGCGATATACGCCGTCGTCGTATCTGCCGTATGTGCCGTTATTTTCACTCTTTAATGTTGTGACCGTATATGATACATACGGGTATTTCGGGGGCTGTGCGGTTTGATTGCCTTGTATCACAGGCACACCCAAGTATGAGCTTAAACCCTTGCAAACAGTTGTTTGCATTGTCACTATATCAAACATTTTCGCTTGCCTCCTTGTTAAAAGCCGATACATACTTAAGTGTATATTGATACACATCGGTAAAATCGGCGTTTTCTGTTAATTCTTCCACGCTATACACTTTATCTTTGTGTATAACCTTGCTACCCTCGATAGGGATTTCGGTAAAACAAAACAAAGTCTTGTCCTTTGTCGTGAGTGCTCCACTTGATTGATACACCTTTCGGCTGTCAATGTCCATAATTGCCCCTGTAAGGCTTTTGCGTGTCTTTGTGGACAAATACTTGCCTCTATCATCAAAACCGCCATCAGAGGGCAAAACAAGCGTAAATTCGGTGGAATATTTTTGTATTAGCCTATAAAAATCAAAATACATTACTTTGTCCTCCAAGTTATACCCTCAATCATCGCCCCCGTATCAACGAGTGGGTTGTTTGAGCCTTTGACTTCCTCGGTTGCCGCAGAGTTCGCAGGTGATGACAAATCTCTTGCGTATTTTTTTATTTTCGTCGACAATTCTTGACCTAATCGGTCTAAATATTGCTCCGCACTCATCGTGCCGTCCGCAACCATCTTTAACAAGTCGTCCGAATATTTCATCACGCTGTCAATATATGTATCGTACCCCGAACGCAAAAAAGACCTTTCCGGGATATGCACCGACTTTGTGAGCCAAAATAAAAGCTCAATTTCGCCCTTCGCTTTATCCTGTGCAAGAAACTTTTCGCCCGATTTCGCCTGTACAAAAAACAGGTCGGGAAAATCCGCAGCACTCTTACCTTTTGCTTTTGGGCTGATGGGTACTGTCAAATATTGTGCGTTTTTCGGTGTTATATCTGCACCATATTCGTGTATGGCGGCAAGCCATTGATGTTCACCGCTCAACACGCCTACTTGTACTTTTTTACCGTTTAACGCTTCAATTTCTTTTGTCAGCTTCGGAATGATATTTTTCTTTGTTTTTGTTTTTACCTTAACACCCATCAACACCACTGCTTTCTTGATTTTACAAACCTTACACGGGAATACAACGCATCGCCTAAAAGTTCTTCCGCTATATCCCATATATCCGATGATGATACAGTTGTAAACGACTGTGATAAGCCGCTGATTGATTCGGATGCAACGCCTCGCCTAATCGACATTAACTCGTGATATTTGCTTATAAAAAGCCGTACATTTGCAGGTAGTTTTGCAAGCTGTTCATCATCATCGGCATTTATATCAAGGCTTGTGTTGTTGTTTATCCAAAGGATAGCACTTTCGACATAAAGGCAGGTTGCATCATCAATCGGATTTAGCCCCAGTCTTAGACTTTCCACTTGACTTATTGTCATTTGCCTGTGCCTCCTCGGTCTTTTCAACGACAGGCACTTCCTCGCCTGCTCTATAATAAACACCGTTGTATTTTACGGAATGGTCAAACTTCATAGCAACAAACCTCCCTTATGCAACTTCGAGTGCATAACACTCGTCCTGTCTCTCAAATGATGGCAAGAGAATTTCGGAAACCGTTGTTTTCGTGTTTACAGGGTCGTCTGTAATCGTGATGGAAACAGCAATACCCGTATCAACGATGGAAACATCGGCATCGGACCTTGATGCAAGTGTTCGCTCTTCGGGTGTTGTGCCATAATAGGTCGTACCCAAAGTGCCCTCCGGCAACATCATAACGATGTTATCGGGATAGAACTTAGCCGCCTTGCCTGCTTCGTCCTTGTAACTCTTGCTATAAATCACGACTTTAGCGTCAAGTTCTTCCTCGATATACTCTTTAACACGCTTTGTTGTATAGTTGACATTTGCGGTTGTATTCTGTGCCAAAATGCCGCTTTGCACCTTTTTACTTGCCTTGATGAGATTGAAAGTCGGCTTTGACATCAAAAAGATTTTAGGTCTGTTGCCTGTTTCTTCTTCTTGATTGTCCTGTGCCTTTTCAAGGTCTGCAACCGGGTCGCAAGTCTCGGAATTGCTCCACTTATCTGTATCACTTTCAATCTTTAAATAGTGCTTTTCTTTCCATTCGCCTGTTGGATCGTAGTTGTAGGCGTAATTTGCAACATTACCGTCCTTGCTTGCTGTAATGTTGATGCCGATATTGCCGCCCAAAGGTGCTAACAACTGCATTCTCATTCGCTCCGGTACAACATTTGCACCGTCAACAAGTGTGTTTGTATCGTCAAAAATGTGCTTTAAAACCTCGATTGCATACGGGTCGTTGCTGTCTTGCACTCGCAAAATCTCTTGTTCGTCCTTTTCCTTGACAAGCATTGATTCACGGAAGAACGCCATTTCTGTCTCCTGTATTGCGATGCCCTCTCTGCTTCTGATTGTGCTTTTGCTGTCAAAAGCCGCAGGCATAAGCGATACAGGCAAGCCCTTGTGACCTTTTATCCATTTAAGGTCAAGACCTACCTTTTTATCCCTTGGGAAAAAGCCCTCACCCAAGTAAGGTATCGAGTTACTTGCCGCCTCTGTATAATTGGCGGCAACCGCCTTTGCGTTAAAAACATCGGATAATCTCATACCCTGTTACCTCCTTTACTTAAATAAATGTTACCTGCTTAATAGCCACCGTTTCGGCAGGCTGTTCGGGCAGGTTTGCTTTTGATATAAAGCCGTGTACCACGATTGCACCGTTCGGATCATCGTCGGGATATACATCGTTTAACAGCACGCCCACAGCCGTTGCATCGTTGGCAGGAATGATTGTACCTGCCTTAATCACGCCGTTTTCGTCGGGCGTAATCTCGGAACAATCATAACTAACAGCTACAAAGTGGTCATTTGCAAGTATGTTACTTTGTTCTTGCGTTGCATAAACCTTATTTTTCATTGTCGCCTATCTCCTTTCTTTTACATATAATTTTTTAAGATGTCCTCGCTCTTTTTGAGCATTTCAGCACGCTTGCCGCCCAATTTTTCAGCGATTGACTTCTCGTCCTTGCTACCCTCGTTATTTTTACCGCCGCCCCTTGGGTCTCTGCCGTAGCCCCTGAACTTTTCGTCAACCTTTTTGTCAACCAATTTAGTTAAAAGGCTTGTAAGCGTTGCAACCTTGCTGTCGATATTTTCCGAGGTATCGGACATAACAAGTTCAACGAGATTTTCGCCGTCCACACCATCAAGGCTAAGACCTGCCGCATTTATAGCACTAAGTGCGTGATAACGATTTTCTTTTTCGGTGATTTCCCTTTCACGCTCTGCCAGTTCTTCGGCTTTGGTTTCCTCCTCGATTTTGTGTCGCTCCTCAGCTGTCAACTTTTCATTTCTCAATTTTTCAAGCTCTTTTAATGCCTTTGCAGACTTCTTTTTTTCCTCTGCAACTGCCTTTTTAAGTCTTGCCTCGAAAAGTTTTTCAGCCTCGCTTTTTGTATCGTCGTTGCCCTTGTCATCGCCTTTTGTATCATCGCCGCCGCCAGTATCATCATCAGCACCGCCGCTATTGCCGCCGCCCTCTGAACCACCATCAGCACCGCCACCGCCGCCCGTTGCACCGTCAGCGGCAAAAAACATATTCTTGTGTCCTCTCAAAAAAAATTTCATTTCTTTAATCCTCCTTTTTACGCATTAAAAAAGCACCTTTGATTTCTCAAAAGTGCTTGTTAGTATTTAATGTCATCATCTAATGATAAATAGCCCATATCGTAAACATCTTTTTTGTTTTCGATACAATTTTCGATAATTTCAACCACATCATCGGGAGGTTTTGACATCATCGAAAACATCGGAAAAGAATCATCAAAAAACTTTTCATATTTTTTTAACGCTTTATCAAGTTTTTCCATTTATTCTGCCCCCTTTAAAATGTTAATCAATGCTTCATAGCTGTTCGGGAGGTATTTCTTTATGTATTCCAATTCCTCACCGCCGCACACTTCAGCACTCATTATATTTGCCCACATTTCTGATGCCGCCTCGTACTGCCTGCATATAACCTTTGTTTTTGCTTGGTTGCTTGCATCAAGCCCCAAGTCTTTATAAACTTGTTGTAACTTCTTTTTTCGTGTGTTATCTGATGTTATTTTATCCATTTTATCAACAGAGGCATAATTGCGATTATAATAACTTTCGCCGTGTCCCCATCTTATTCTTGATTTTGAGAATAAGCCGTCGATTGCATCTTGTACACCTGCACTTGCGTTATGTGCAAGCATATCCTTTTTTGCATCAGCTGTAAAAATGCTTTTAATATATACTTTATCTTTTCTTACTGCTTCAAGGAATTCATCGCTTGAACTTGCCACATCTTGAAACAGATTTAAGCCTGTCGCATTTCTTACCGCTTGTATTTCTTTAAAGTGCAAACCTTTATAGTTGACTTTCGCATCAAAGAAATGCCCATATTCGTGTGCTAAAGTGCTATATTTGTTCATATCGTCGTAAACAGGATAACTAAATGTAATTGAGTTTGATGCCTGCTGATAAGCACCTTTACTACTTCTTTTAATCTTTGTTATTTCGTCGGCGTGCGACTTGTAAATCTGTGTAATATCGGGATTTTGATGATTATTAATGATTTCCAAATACTCGTTGTATTCGGCATCTGTCATACCCGATTGTTTCAGCATATTCAGATTTTCGATTTTTTCTTTCTCTTGTGATTTTATTGTACTACTTTCGTTATCATTTGTAAAGTCCTTTGACTTCAAAAGTTTGCCGCCTTTTGCTAAAAAGTCAGCAACTTTCATCATCTCGTATTCAACAAAACAACGACAATTACAATCGTTCGCCGCATCACCACTACCGCCCGGATGTTCTGCCTTAACACCGTTGCCGAGGTCAAACAAATCACCAACTTGTATGATTTGCCCCTCCATTTTGATGTGATTGGCGTTTGTGTTTGCCGTCTTAGTTTTCCAACCTTTCGATGTGTATATACGCACATTCGGGCGTACTTTACTATCGCCCATATTACGCCAAGTTGCGGTATACACAAATCCTGTGTCCTGTATAGCTGTGTCAATATCTTTCGCACAATCCATCAAACCGCCCTCGGTAACTCTGTGTGTTTCGGTTCGCACGATGTTAGCCGCCTTGCCATAATAGCCGCCACGCTTGTCGTCACCTACAAGCACTTTACGCACATTTTTTGACATTGTGTCGTATCTGTCGCCATTCATCAAGCCGATGTTTATAACCTGTTTTATGTCATAAATGACATTACGCCTATTCTTTTCAAGCCTGTCCGGCAAGGTCAAGCCGCTTATGGGATTTTCGATTGCCCTTTTCATAATTTCAGGACGAACATTCAGCCCTTGCAAGCACTCTTTGACCGCTTCACTCGTTGTGCATTTGTTTGTTGCTTCAACCATACCGTCGTAAACGGCTTTATAAGTCTTTTTGACAGTCGTCTGTATGTTTGCGGCAACTTTGGGCGTGAGGTTGTCAACCCTTTGTTCAACTTCTTCAAGAAACTTTGCATATTGTGATTTTTCCTGCAACATAGCAACGGTGAGTTTGCCGTCGCTGTCGGAATGCTCGGTGTAAGTATTTGCAAGATAGCCGTTAAGGTCTTTTAACAGCTTATTACAAAGTCTGCCTATTTCTTTCATCGAGTTTGCCTGTCGACTTTGTTCAACTCGTCGCAACTCTGCTATGTAGTAAGCTAAATTATATTTATCACTCATCAGCACCGCCGCCCGTATCGTCGTTTAACTCTTTGTTTTTGTCGTCGCTATCATCGTTGTTGCTGTTATCGTTTGTATCGTCGTAGTTATCCGCAACGGGAATGTCGCCTTTTTCCTGTTCAATCAATTCAAGTACATAATCCACATCGTCCACAAAACTAAGTTGTGCATAAACTACCTGTTTAGGCAAGCCTGCCGCAATCAATGTTTGTGCCGCCTGTGCCTCGTTTGTAATGTCAAGTGGAAAATTACGGGTAAAATCCATCGTAATTTGCAACGGGTCAACAACGATATTTTTAACAGCCCACGCCGCAGAAAGTAGCCGCCACATATACTGTGCAGCGTCCATCACTTTTGCTTCGTACATCGCACACTTTGTTTCGAGTGGGTGTAACTTAAATTTAAGACCTACACCGGAGGCGTTGCCGAAACTTTCGCCCTCGATGTCGGGCGTGTCGGATAAATTGTAAATATTATCTTTAATGCGTGCTAAGTGTTGTTCGATAAAAGTACCGCTGTTGTCTTTTGTCACAAACTCAACGCTTCCCTCCGGTTGGCTCGAACCCATCGGCGGTATGATGAAACAACCTGTTTCCCTACCTTTTGCAACCTCTTCGTCGTCGATACGCAGGTTTTTGAATATCATATAAGCATTTGCAAAACTCTCAATTTCGTTGGCATTGTCGCTCAAAACTTGGTCGTAGTTGTCAATCAAGGTAAAAACATCTTCGGCATCGCCTTGTAACTCGTCGTTGTTTGCGATGCCCTGCAACGGGCAACTTGCGAAACCGTGTTCTTGCTTGTCTACTTCCTGCAAACTGCTTAAACTGCCGCCATTATAGGTATATATCATTCTATCGTCGTAAAACTCAACCACCCACGATTTCACATTGTTTATATCATATATGGGATAGTATCTGATAGCATAATCGGGTTCGCTGATATTTGTATTTGACAAAACGATTGTTTCAAAGCCGTGTACCGCCATCGTTCGCAATTCGCCGTCATAGTCCACATAAAATAAACGCCCTGCATAACCGTAAATAGAGGCGTAACGGGTGATACTCATATCAACACCAAACATATTATTGCGTGTTATAAAGTCCGTCAACGCCTTTGTAGCTCTTGTGATGCCCTCTGCACCGCCTGTGCTTTGTTCTGCTTCCTCACTTTTGCTATAACCATAGCTGATAGGCTCGCCTGCAAAATAGCCTGTTTTAAAGTTTACAATCTTCTTCAAAAAATTGTTGCAGAGCTTGTTATTGATTGTTTTCTTTCGCTCCTCGCTAAAGTGTGGTTGCCTCTTAAAGATGGGGACAGCCCCGTCAAGCGTTCGGAAACGGTCATACAAGCGTTTGTTATACATTGAGTTACCACGATGTTTATATATTATTTTTTGCAATTTCTGAACGGTTATGCCGTTCTTCGAAATGTCCTTTATCTCCGATATGTAGTCGGGATATAGCTCGTTGAATTTCCTGCTCATTTTTGCCTATTCCTCTTTTCGATATAGTCGTGTATCTTTTTGTCGAAACCTAAAAAATGTCCTTTATTATCAACCATCAACCCGCACCTAACACATACATACACTTTGTTCATTTTGACTTTTTGATGTTTACACACCGTTACCACCTCACCCCGGCAACAACATTGTTTTCGATTTGCAGTTGCTCTGTTGCGTACCTCAACGCATCTAACAAGTGGTTGTTGAGGTCTGCCGCTTTTGCCATCGCATTTCCGTATTTATCTTCTAACCAGTGGTATTGCTCGATTTCATTCTTAAAATTCTGACAGCGTGTGTCAACAATGATTTCGTAACCTTGTAACCATCGTATGCCACGATTGATACTGTCCGCTCCTTTTGCGGCAGGTATAGCCCTTATGCCGCAACTTGCCAAATAGTCGATTGATTTAGTGTCGGAACAATCGCAAGTGATGTACTCACTGCCTGCCATACGCTTTACGACTGTTACAAGCTCGGCATCTGTCATACCTGCTTGATACCACTCATCAAAAACATATATTTTCCGTTGTGCCTTGTCGATGTTTATTTTTATAACGGCGTTCGGGTCGTTACTGTAGCCGAAGTCCAAACCTAAATAAATATTATCAAATTTATCTATCATACCCGACAAATCGTCCATACGCCAATTTTTAAATATAATGTTTCCGAGTACGCCCCAGTTACCGAGAGAGTAAACATTGTAGTAATATGGGTCGCTCTCATTTTCAAGCCTTTCCTTGTCTTGTTCCGTCAACATCATATTGTCCTTGTATGTTGTTTTGACAATCAACAGATGTTCGTCCTCATATATGTTTTTGCCATCTTCCCACTTGCTGAAAAACTTTTTATATATCCAATGACTTTTTAAAATCGGGTTGAAAGCTAAAATAATATACTTAGCCTTGTCGGAAAAACCTCTCAAACGCTTCGTCAACTGCATATATGCGTCCTCTTTTATTTCCGTTGCTTCTTCAACAAAAATGCGTTCAAGCACGCCTTTTGCAGGCGTGATAGATTTTACCTTTTCCACATCGTCAAGACCACTAAATAAAATTTGTGCATCATTATCGGTGCAGGTGATAACCATATCCGATTTGTTGATACGATAATATTTTTGCAATCCCATAGCGTTGATGGTTTTGACAATCTGATTGTATATACTGTTTCGGATTGTCTTTGCAACATTACGACAGCACAACCAGTTTACACCTTTAAAGTTATCGAGTATTATTTTTTGTGCAATAAAAAAGCTCTTGCCCGATGATGAGCCGCCGAAAAAAATCTGTGTTTCTTGCGTTTTTTCAAGGTACGGGAGGTACGCATCATTAACTTGTATGTTTATATTCATTGTAACACCTGCTTACTTGTTTGTATATAGGCACTCAAAATTTATGCTATCGTTTTTAGCTCCACCGAGTGTACCCCGTAACCGTTTAGCCCAAACCATTTTAAAGCGGTTGTCGGATATTTTGTAGCTACTAAACCAAACTTGATACGGTCGAGTGTATACCCAATCATAAAATGCCTTATGGTCAAAACTCTGTCCGTATTCTGCCGTACTCTCATACGGTGGATCGAGGTAAACAATGTCACCGTCTTTGTGTTGATATTGTTTATAGTCGATATTTGTTATTTCTAACTGTTCAAGGCGTTGTAGCTGTTGTAGCCTCTGCAATCGCTCTAACTGTTCAAGGCGTTGTAGCTGTTGTAGCCTCTGCAATCGCTCTAACTGTTCAAGGTGTTGTAGCTCGTGGTGGGCTCGTCTATCGCTCATCTTTTTAGCGTATTGACAAAACTGCAACCGTCTTTGTGGTATTGCATTACTTGTAACATAGTTATACGCTCTCGGCACTATGTCATTAAGCAAGTTATTCCATTTCCCGAACACAATAAAATTATGTGCCGCCTGCTTATATGGTTCTATTTCTTTGCCGTACAAATACCCGTCACCCTTGTTGCCGAATGACCAAATGTATTTAACATAGCCGTCAACATCTTTCAAATTCTCAAACATTTCTCTTGTAACAAATTCAGGCTTAAAATTATTATAGTTATATTTGCCGCTTATCGCATCTCTGATGAGCCGTACAAGCAAGGTGTTAAAATCATTGTATAACACGCTATTGTACCGCCCACTTAAAACAGCGGCGTGTGACATAGCAAAACCACCGCCGAAAAGGTCAACGAACCTTTCGCCCTTTGGCAACTGCTTTAAAATGTCAAGTGCTATTTTTGTTTTACTGCCCATATAGGGCATACCATATAAATTTTTCATACCTCAAATTTAAAGCCGCAATGCGGACACTCTATCACTTTGCTTTTGCTCTCGTAGTCGTCTACATCAGCGGTTTGTACACCGATGCTTTCGCCGTCGTCAAAATAGTCCTGTGGGTTGTAGTCGCTGAACCCGTAGTCGGTCATATCAAATTGTGTTTCAAGTATGCCGAGTTCCGCTGTCAGTATTTCGAAGTCCCATTCAGCCGCTTCCGCAACCTTGTTGTCTGCAAGCCTAAACGCTTTCACTTCGTCGGGCGTGAGGTCGTCGGCAGAAACTGTCGGCACTCTGTTGATACCTAACTTTTTAGCTGCTTTTAACCTCGTATGACCTGCAACAATAACATTGTCCTTGTCAATGATGATAGGATTACGGAAACCGAACATTTTGATTGAGTTTGCCACCACATCGACGGCTTTGTCGTTCTTTCGTGGGTTGTTTTCGTAGGGTATAATATCATCAATAGGCTTGTAAACAACCTTTATATCAACCATTGTTTTGTCCCTCCTTATTCGTGCTTGTTGGACTAATAATAATATTGATTTCTCTATCCTCTGTCTTATCCGTAACCGCAGGCTTGTCGCCCCAGTCGTCGGGTTGTCTATGCTTCAACCAAAAGATTGCCGCTGTTGTATCGGGCGGTATGTATATTTCGTCGTCGGCATACACAACCGTTTCTTTCTCGCTGATGCGTTTACCGTCTTTGCTGTATTTAACTTCCTTTAGCTTAAAAGCCTTTTTAACCGTCGTTTTGTAGCCGATTGACTTCTTAAAGACGGCGTTTTTGACTTGATGATCCGCAATTTCCTTGCTTTTTTTTAAAGCCTCCGAAAAATCCGAAAAACGCTTTTTCCACTCATACAAGGTTGAAACCGATATGCCTATCTTGTCGGCAATTTGTTTGTCGCTCAACCCGTCCATAGCCCAGTTACTAATCAAAAACAGATTTTCTTTTTTTAACCACTTTTCATATTTAGCCACAACACCACCCGCTATTGTATAAAACAAAAGCACCGCAGAGGTTGTCAGCTCTCACAGTGCTTTATAAATAATATTCTATGCTACTATCATAACACATTCAAACATTGAATTTGTATTGAAACTTTTTTGAAAATTCTTTTAATGCGTAGCCGTGCAACAAAATTATGTATTGATATGTGTAACCCAGTTCGCCTGCAACCAATTCAAGGCTTTTAAACTCAACATAACGGGCATACAATATTTCGATGTGTTTTTCGTTGCTTAAGCTCTGTATCTCGTTTATTATCTTGTGTTTTTCCTCTGCAAACCTGTCGATTTCCGCATTGATTTCGTCGTTTAGACTTACCATTTTATCAATTATCCTTACAAACGGGGCATCGGGTGACGGGCTTGTCTTTACCTTTTCGGTCGAGTAGTCAATCCCTTGCACCCCCGTCGACATTGTTCGTAAGTCGTCTAATTCTTTCAGCTTTTGGTCAATACAAATATCTAACCTCTTAAGCTCGCTTAAGTATTCTTTCGCCGTCATTTCAGCCCCTCCTTGACATTCTCCCGAATTTTTGTTAAAATACTTATATCTTCTCCGGGGCTGTCTTTTTGACGGCTCTTTTTTTGATTAGTAGTTTTGTAAGTTGATATTCAAGCCACTGATAGTTTCTCTTATGTTTTCTTTCAAACTTCTCGAACATATATTACTTGCATTGTATCGTGTATTTTGCGGCTGTTCTGCCTCGCAATCAACATTAAGCGTGATACAAACCTTGCCGTCCTCATCAGTTCCGACTTCGGCGGTCAAGCTGTTTACGCTGTAAACAATTTCGTCGCCGTCCTCATCTTTGATTTTTATGTAGTTCAATCTCGCCTCATACGGCACACTTTCAATTATTTTCATAATGTCTTTTATTGGCATTTCTTTTCCTCCTCTCTTTTTATTTCATTTAAGGCGTTTTCGGCTGTTTTCATATCTAAAAAAATATATTTTCCAAAATTCGCAACCGATAACCGATGCCCATAACTGATTATCATATATGTGGTGAGCGGCGTTATTGCAAAACCTCTGACCGTATCATTTTCGATTACTTTTGTATCACGCCCATCTTGCAACTCCCTTATATAATATATTGTATCGCCTATTTTACAAGGCAATTTAAGCAACAAGCCCCGTTCTTCCAAATCCTCGTATTCTGCAAGTTTTTCGGCAATCTTGCTCTCATAACCTTTGCCGTTCAACTGCTTAAACCAGTTCGGTATAAACGGCGTGCCGTCCGAAAATCTCTCGGTTATTCGCTTCATTTTCTTTCCCCCTTAATCCATTCCAAACTCTTCCACAAATCGGTGTTGCAGAACTCTTTTAATAAGCAATCGTCGCAGGAAACGCCGTGTTCTTTGTCGCAAGCAAATGTGACAGCATACAAAAATATAGTCAATTCCCCGTCTGACATACCCCTTATCCAATCGCCGTTTGTCATTCTTCAACACCTCCCAAGGCAAACAAGAGTTTATCAACCTTGCGTGCAAGCGACTTTTTAAACCTTGCCTTTTTATATGTTTTCCTGCCGCCGTCATATTCAAGCCCTTTCAACAGCTTACTAAGCCTTTTGTTTTCGGCTTCTAACCTCTCATTTGCGTTTGCAAGCCTGTTGTTTTTCCTGTATGCTTCCGCAAGTTTTTCAAGGAGTTTTATGTTAAACTGCCTTGTTCGCTCTTGTATCGCATTGACAGTTTTGTCGAACTCTTTGCGGTTTAGATGGTTGGATATCGTAAAGCCGATATTAAAACCAATCACCGCCCAAGTCGCCGCAATAGTCACTATGCCATAAATCATTTAAACGCACCCTCTTTCTTTTTAATCACTCTTTCGTGATTTCCGCAATCCTTTTGAGTTGGTCAAGACTGTATCTTTTACCGCCACGAGAGCGGAAACGATTATCGAGATAATTAATCAACGCTTCTCTCATTTTTTCGTCTGTGATAGCTTCCTCGCTCACAAATAATTGTCTACGCTGTCCGAACTCTGCTTGCTCATACAAATGATTATCTGATTCATCTTTTACATAAAATCTGTCCGGGTTAATAGTGTCACCCACATAAACATATATCCAACCAACTTTAACAACAACATCTTGTTTTACTTCGTTGAAAAAGCTGTCGTAAATATAGACTTTTTGACCGACTTTAAAATCTTTCGTTTTCAACTTTTATCACTCCCAATCCAAAACTTGACTACAATTTTCACATTCTTCCATATCCTCGGTAACAACTATATCGCAGTTCGGGCAATACGCCTTAAAGCCGTATTTTATCGGCTTGGTCGGTATATATTCTTTAAAAATACTATCTTCCCAGTGCGTAAAATTTTCGAGTAACCACTCTATGTCCCCAATCTCTTTTATGGTTTTTGAGGTCCTTTTGTTTTTCAAGACTATGCCGAAATACTCCGAATCCTCGTAGAGGTAATTTTTTTCTTGTGGCTTCAAATCAACCTCATCGCCGTACCTTAACCCATAGCTGTTATCGTTTTCACCCTTGTACCATACTATCATCTAATCAGCCTCGCTTCTTCGTTTAAATCTGTCCTTAAGCTCTCTATTTCTACGACAGGTAGTGCATTTTTGATACCTGCCAACCCATTTCCAACCGCAATTTACACAGCTTTTGATTTCTACAAAATCTTTCGAACACTTAAATTTATCACACACATACATATAATTGTATTTTGGTCTGCACTTTTCTTGTATTTTGCACACTTCATCGTGTATGCAATCAAAACAAGCCGGCAAATAATGTTGTTCCGAAATACAATCATCTATGCACTTTTTACGCCTTTTAAGTACCCTGTAATCATACAAGCACCCATCACCCAAATCGTTCAATTCGCTGTCTTTCACACCTGCCATACAGTAATATTCGGGGTATTCGCCATCGTTGCAGGCGTAAAACTCACAATCATCACATTTTCGCATTGTAACCACCCCAATCAATGGCTTGCCCACATTTCGGGCAATAGTTATCGCCTGCCCTGTTTTTGACCTTGCCCGTATATGTGTTTTTTGTCGTAGGACATCTTAAATGTCGCTTGCACGATGGGCAATATACGCCGCTGTGCGGCTTTCTTGGTGTGTGTCTAAATATCAAATCATTTAACCGCATCGTAAGCCCTTTTATTCGCTCTGTCTGCAACACAAGTAATTCATCAATATACCGCCCCGGTGTAACAAGTTGAACCTCTGTTTCCTCGTCGTATTCATCTGTACAAAGCTGTTCAAACTCGTAATCACCGCCGAAGTCCGTACCCTCACCATTTTGTAAATTTTCATAAGCTAACCCGCCTTGTGACAAATGCAATCTATCGTGTACATCTGTGCCGACGATGTGTTCATCGCCGCTTGCTCTATCTTTAACAATAATCAATGGTATTCTCATTTTTCTGCCTCCTATTCTGTTTTAATTTGTCAAAAACATCGTAAAACAGTTTAAAACAACCGTTTCTGCCTTTAAAATAGGCATTTTTTAACTTGCTTGCAACTTGCCGATTATCATTTTATACTTCAAAATCCATAATCGCTGAATTTTCTGCTTCTTGCCTTGTAAGCTCATCAAATATTTTTGCTTTTACTTCCTGCCAGTGCAAAATTAAATCTTTTGCATAAGTCCAATTATCATAAATCAAACGGTCTTTGTTCCATTCTTCTGCCTCAAAACATAACCATAAGCCACCTGTTCTGTAGGAGATTTTATTGTCCCTTTTGTTTATGCTAAACGAATGTTTATAATCGGCATCCCAACCGTTATAGCGTTCCCATTCCCCAAACTCAACCGACAAATCGTTTTTGTATTTCATTTTCGGCATTATCTCATTTTTGCAATACTCTTCAATTTTGTGTAAAGCTGATATTATAGCTTCACGCTTTGTTTTTGCACACATTTTTATCGCTTGCCCTCCTGTTATACGCCTTAATCAACTGTTCTTTTTCTTCCTTGCCTAAAAAGCTCACGATTGCACCACATTGTTTGCACTCAACACCGTACAATCCCATAAATACTAATCCCGTTGCACTGCCGCAGAATGAGCAGGGCTTCAATTCATCGCTTTTCATACGCTTTCACACCTCCTTAACTTTAACGCTCACGCCTGCCACATCGCCGTACCATTTACTAACACTGCACCTAACAACCTGTTTATCATCGTGATATGCAAGCCCGTTAAGGCTGTCAAGTATAATCTTTGCGATGTTGTCTGTGTCGGGCTTGACGGTTGGTCTTAGCCTGCCCTCAATCGCCGCTGCACGCTTCTTTTTGCTCCACGACTTCGGGATTTCGTAGTACGCAACGATTTCGGCAGAAACACACACATCGGCGGCAAATGCAGGTGTAGGCGTTGTGTGTTTAGTGCTGTTGTTGCTCTGCCAAAAAGCGACACGAACCTTTTGTTCGTAGTCCTTTGTTGTCTGCGGTGTGTATGTACCGTACCGGGTAACACGAGGGCGTGCCTTGCCCTGTGGTTTACCCTTTACAAAAAAATCAATTTGCATTGTTGTCACCTCCGTAGTATGTGCGGTTGAAAAACTCGTTCCACTCTGTTTCGTAGTTGATTGTTGCCGAGAAAATACAGCTTTGCATATATCGTTTCGGGTTTCGTATGTTTGCATCTTTACCAAGTCCTTTGCATTTCATAATCAAAAATTCGGTTTTGGTTGTATCGAGTGTTAAGAATACCTGTTTAACATAGTCTTTATCATAAGTCTTACCGCCTATGTGTATTTCGTCGTTATTCGTTGATACAAGGTCGGTTATAAGATTTACTATGTTATCAACCTCGTTTTGGCTGTTGCTGATGATTAAATCCTCATAGCCTATAGCACTTTTTAATTTTTTAATAAATGATGTGTCAATCCTATCAATCTCTTTTTTTGGCGTAGGAGATGGCGTTGGAGTTGGTGTTGGTGTAGGATTGATAGATTGACTATTCTCTTCATTCTTGTTATTCTTATCATTCTTACATTCTTCATTAGCTGTTAAGTGCCTGTTAAGTGCCTGTTGATTGCCTGTTAAGTGCCTGTTATTTTGGTTGTTATCATCTTCGGTGCTATCTTGGTAAAACTCCCAATTTGTTATAGTTATGAGCCTATTTTTGTTTGTTGATTTGCCTGTTAAAAATCCGAGTTTTTCGAAACGGGCTAACGCCGTTCTTACTTTTTGTATTGTTATCTCTTTACAGTTACATTTGTCAACGATGCTCGGCAGTGAGGTTATAAATTGCCCCGGTTGTACCTCGTATACCTCGCCACCAAATTCCCAAACATTCGGTTGATGGTTAGCCATACAAAGCAAGGTAATCAAGATTGTTCGCTGTTCGAGAGTGCTATTCTTCCATATCGGCTTGTCTATTAACGCTCTATGTAATTTTAACCAACCATTCAATTTTCACCCCCCCTGTCCTTACAAAATCAATTCAACGCCTTTTTCGGCTATCGTCACCGGAATGCCCGTTTCGGCTTCAACTGCCGCCTTGAACTCATCGGCGTTGCTATGCTCGTTACTTAAGTGTATAAGCATTATATTTTTAACTCTGCTTAAATCATTTGCTTTCAATGCACTTATGCAAGTGTCAAGGCTTAAATGAGAGCTTAAAAGTCTTTTTTTGCGGCTTATCTCCACATCACTAAGCCTTAACAGCTCATCACAATAGTTACACTCAATCAAGATGTGATTAAGCCCTCGAAAAGTGTTCGGCAAATAATATGTGTCCGTAGCAAACAACAAATTGCCGAAGTCGGCATTATGTATCAAATAGCCTACAGGCTGTCTACAATCGTGTTTTGTATCGAATGGTAGTATTTTATACTCACCCACTTCAAACGCCTGTAACGGGCAAATTTCACACATATACGGGCTATCAATTCCGATGCCCTCAATAGTTCCATTTGAGGCGTAACACTTAATACCGTTTTGCAGATACTCTTTCACATAACCGCAGTGGTCTTTGTGTTCGTGTGTGATGATACAGCCGCACACCTTTCGTATGTCAAAATTTAATGCCTTTTTGACCTCTTTCAGCCTTACTCCTGCCTCAATTACAAGGCAGGAGTTGTCATTTTCAAGCAAGTAGCAATTTCCGCTACTGCCACTTGCTATCACTTTTAGCCTAATCATAGCTTAAAAACTCAACTGTATGTCGTCGCCGTCCGTCTCATCAACAACCGCAATCGGTTCGGGCGTAGGCGTTTCGGCAGGCATCGTTATTGCAACGGGTGTGTCGTCAAAGCCGATTGCCTCTTGTTTGTTTGCTTCGGTCTTGATTTCTTCCTGCACATCGATGTATGTGCTGTCAACGCTGTTTTTAGATATATCGTTGATAACCGCCGCATCTGATGTATAAGCCTTTTGCAACTCAATACTCATAATACCCCACTTGCTTATCAACTGTCTAAGCATTGTTTTTAATGCCATTCCGTCAAAGTCTTTGTACCAAAATGATGAGTAAAGCCATTCATCGTTTTGGTTGTAGTTGCCTGCTTCATAATCCGCAAATGACACAACCTGTATCTTTTTACCCTTGATAGTCTTTGTGTAGCCGTCGGCAGAAAATGCGGCACTATACCTGTCAGCGTGGCTCAACATCTTATCTTTACTCCAGTAAAGAGCCTTTTTAAAACCGTTCGTGTACTCAAACATAGCATAATAGCCGACGGTTGCCGCCTGTTCTCTCGCTCTCTCATCGCTAATGAGGTCAACCGTAATATCTTCGGAGAGTGCATCCCAGTTTAACAGCTCGCCCTCTTTGATTGCAAGAACATTCAGCTTTTTATACTGACCGCTACGGATTGCAAGCTGTATATAGCCTTTGTAGCCAAGCTGAAATTGTGCCTCAACTGTACCTGCCTTTTTGTTTTTGTACGGCACCATATAATATTGACCAAGCTGTGGACTCGGTGAGAGCTTCAGACTTTCACCGAGTAACGCCGCATTTACAAGGCTATCGTTTGAACACTCTGACAACGCAGGGTTAGCGGCATAAGCTGAAATAATGCTACTCATAAAGCGTGGTGCATCTATAGCCCCCACCATTTCGATGATTTTACTCTTGATGAGTGGTTTTGTTAAATAAGATGAAAGTTTTATGTTGTCGTTTGCCATTTTATGCAACCTCCTTAATATTGTTGATTATAGTTAATGTTTTATCGTTACTTACAGTCAAGCAAATAAGCTGACTGCCTGTCTCGAACACCTCGTTGATGCTCTCTTTACCGTCCACAAACACAGGTGCGGTTGTGCCGTAAAACTGTTGCAAGGTCTTTATGATGTCAAGCCCTGCATTGATTTTAGCCGCACTATTCAAAGAGCTGTAAGGCACGCCGTTGATTGTCGGCTCGCAACACTCTGTAAAGCCGCCGTTGAGCTGATAATCATAGAGTTTAAACTTTACAAGCTGAAACTTATCGTTTACAGCCTTGTCAAGTGCATCAACCTTAAATCTTGTAAATTCTTCAATCGTCGTTTCTTCTTTCTCGATGTCGGCTATCGCCTGTGCCTTTGCTGTTGCATCTGCTTCAAGCTCTGCTATACGCTTTTTCTGCTTTTCGACAGTGTTTGTAAGCATTTTTTCGTTTTCAAGCGTTGACAACTGCTCTCTTAACATATCAAGCCCGGAAGTGTCAACAATTTCGCTTGTCGCTTCTTGTTCTGCCGCTTCGATTTTGGCAAGGTACGGTGTCAAGTCAAGTTCGGGTGCTTCTTTTAAGTTTAAACTCTTTTCTTCAAGTTCTTTGAGCTTGGTTTTAAGTTCGTCAAGTTCCTTTTTCTTTTCGGCAACTTTGGCGGTGTGTTCGTTGATAAACTCGATATACTTTTTGCCGTCCTCGTTGATTGCAACCTTTTTTTGCCTTTTTGCTTTCATAAAGTCAACACGCTTGCGGTTGTACTCTGCTTTCTTTTCTTCAAGCGTTTCAGCGTCCCACGCTCTACCGCAACAAGGGCAACAAGTATCGTTAAAAACAGGATATTCGCTTTTGTCAAGTTCCAAAAATTCGGCACGCTTCTTTTCGATGACTTTTTTGCTGTCCTCAATGTCTCTTTTAGCCTCTCTGATATATCTTTCAACGGCACTTATGTTATCTTTCAAGCCGTCAACCTCACGCTTATGTTTAAGCCTTATTTCGTCGTTGTTGTTTTTTACCTCGAACACTTTTGCACGATGTTCGGCTTGTGCCTGCTCCATCTCTGCTTTAGCGATAGCAACCTTGTTTGCACCGCCTGTGCTTTTGGCTTTCTCAATTTCGGCACTTTCCTTTTCGATGGCTTTTTTGATTGCCGCAATATCGTTTCCAATGGCTTCAACGGTTCTA